GATTACAGAATTGCGATACAGAAGCATGCCAGCTGGAATGGTATAAAAAATCATCTGTGCTGTTCCGGAATATTGCGGACAGTAAAAAACCGGCATCAGCGCAGACATGCTATGAGGACGGGCAGCAGGTGACATTAACCGGTACGCTGAAACGTGTTGTATTTCCGGGGCCGCCAAATTATGAAAGCGTGGAAGAGGGTGATGAACCGGAACCGTATTGGGTTCTTTTTACCAAAGCACCATTGACCTGTATAAAAGACAGTCCGGACTGGGGCAGTAATGACCAGTTTCAGCTGATTGTAAGAGGTGATTTTTACAGCAAAAACCAGCGTTATCTTAATCAGCAGGTCTCTGTTACCGGCGAAATGTTTTATGCCGAAACCGGACATCACCATACACCGGTATTAATCGATGTGACGGCAATAAAAGGCGTGAAGGTTATTTCACCGTCAGATAACCACTAATTCTGTGTTTCACTGATAGTTGCTCCGGATATTCACAAGGCTAATCTCCCTGTTATTTCCGGAGCAGATTAACATCATCCATAAAAATACTGTATATTTATCCAGCCCCCTCTCGGGCGGGCTTTTTCTGTCAGTGTCCCGGCGACCTGAGCGGGCACTGAAGAGTAGCTGATACCGGGAAATAAATACGGATACTATACAGGTGAATATTATGAGCAGAGACATTCAGACGATACTGTTGCACTGGGGCGGTTGGGCAGCGGGTGGTCACTGTGCGGGCATGGGCTGGGCCCGTGTTTCATCCGGATTCCGGGAACTTGCTCAGAACAGCAGTAAACAGAGACCCTCATGCAGCGATGAGGATGGCCGGGTTATCGACCGTTGTGTATCTATGCTGGGTACGGCCGGTCTGGAACGTGAGCGCGACTATATTACGGATTATTACGTGAAAGGGATGAGCAAGCGGGCGATCGGGCGTAAATATAAAGTCCGCGAGGATGAAATCCGTAAACAGGTACAGAGCGCGGAAAGTTTTATTTTTGGTTGTCTGGAAACACTGGCAGTGCAACTGGATATGGATAGTTTATATAAAGCCTATCCTGATGTCCGGAGCACATTGGTGCGGCCGCAAACGGCATGCTAATCTGTAAAAAATAACGAATTACATATTGAAAGGCATTCAGATTCTGAGTGCCTTTTTGTCGTTATGGCGGGATGTTTTTCCGCAGTCCGGAGCACATTAGTGCGGCCGCAAACAGCATGCTAATCTGTAAAAAATGACGAATTGCATCTTACGGTGAAGGATATGCCGCGCAAAAGTCGTCGCCGGTTTCTTTCAGTTCAGTCAGTTCATAAGCCATGACGTCTTTGTTATCTTTAACGGTATGATAGCGGGATTTGAGTTTTACTATCAATGAATCCGGAACAATATCATTGTCATCAGGATCACGCTTTGCACAATAAAAATAAAACATCGCTTTTTGCAGCACAGAAACCGGTAATACATCGTAATGGCCGGATAAATACTGAATAACATACTCACGGTGTTTATCTGATGACAGCAGTAAATATTCCATACATTGGGATTTAAAATAATCATTACTGATTACCGGCGATTTCATTATTTTTTTCCGGAATTCACAGGATAAATCAGGGTCACGTACAGAAAGCGTATCCAGATAAAAACCCGCTTCTTCTGCACCCTCGTCTTCACAATCCCAGTTGAAATATAACGGGTTGATATAACCTTGTTTCAGGTACAGCGCTAAACCATCAGCCAATTCCTGTGTTGATTTACTGTTGTAATCGTTATCCATGATGCCGGTTCCGGTTTTATGGTATATGGCGGATACCATTAATATACGGTTTCCTGACGGAAATTAAATCATTATTTATCTGTCATTATATCACTGCACCGAAATACGGTGTGTTCAGCCCTGCCTGTGAGCAGGGCTTTTTTATGGCCGGACAGGAGGCAGAAAGTATTCACAGGCACTGAGGTAAGAATGAATGATAAAGACATTGAATTAATTATTTATAACCAGCTGGTTACTGAGCTGAAAAATCACGGTATTACCACGGGCGTTAAGGCGGGTTTCTTTCCGGAAAATCATATCTCCGGAGAGGATTTTATTGCCTTTTATCCTGTTGGTGAGACACCGGCAGGATGGCAGAAACGCAGTTATGCCGTCCGCGGGCAGAATGCCAATCATACCGAAAGCCAGATAACTGAAAAAAAATACCGGGTTCAGGGGTTTATTACTGAATCTCAGACACATACCGCCGGTGATATTGTGGCCGCAGTCAGGATGATTGTGAATTCACTGCCCTTTACCGGTGTGCTGAATAAACAGGGAGTCGGCGTTCAGCGCGCCGGTGCTATCCGGGTGCCGTATCTGGCTGATGACCAGGGGCATTACAGACAGGCACCTTCTTTTGATTTCAATGTGACGTTTACCCGTACACTCCGCCCGGAGACCGGCGTTGTTTCAGCGCTGTTCCCGGATATTTACTGCATATAAGGTTTTACTATGCCAATAAAACAAACACGTTATGTCGATATCGCCTCTGCGGTCATCGGCGCTTCTGCTGTGCCTGAGCGTAAGCTGACCGCACGGTTATTCTCTGCTGATCCGAAAATTCCGGCTGGTCATGTCCTTGAATTTGCGCCGGGTCAGGTTGATGAACTGCTGGGGGCGGATTCACCGGAAGCTCAGTTTGCCCGTCAGTATTTCAGTTATGTCAGTCCGGCACCGGTCAGTAAACCGAAAGAATTGCAGATTGCCGCATACGCACCGGTCGGACGCACACCGGCACTGTTCGGTATCAAAGCGGCCGCGCTGGCTGATCTGACTGCCGTCACCGACGGCACACTGTCCGTAACCATCGGTCAGACCACCAAAAACTATAAGGATCTGGATTTAGCGGCGGCCAAATCCTATGCCGATATTGCCTCACTGATCCAGGCAAAACTGAATGCTGAGAGTGAGCCGCAGTTCGCGGGCAGTTATCTCACTTTTAATGCACAAAAGAATGCGTTCGAACTGAACGGCGGTGTACAGGAGCATGTCTCCGCCGGTGTGGCGTATTCCGTTCTCGCGGATGCCATGGGACTTTCTTCCGGGCTGTCATCAGAAGGGCATCCGGCGCAGACACCACTTGAAGCTTTTATGGTGGCAGAGCAGGTATCTGACTCATTCGGCAGTGCGACGTTCCTCACTGAATTACCGGCGGAGCAGGCTGTGCCGCTGGCGCAGTATGTCGCCGGTGAGAATGTGAAATATCAGCTGCATCTCAGTGTGTCTGCCGACAATGCAGAGGAATTAAATTCCGCGCTGGCAGGAACGGCATCTGTTGGTCTGAACCTGAAAACGGACAATGGTTACTTTATCCAGGCGCTGCCGATGGCAGTGATGGCAGCGACCGATTATGACCGGACGAATGCTGCGACAAACTACATGTTCCGTCAGCTGGGTGTGACCTTCCCGGCACAGGTGACCAAAGACGCGGATGCGGATCGCTTCGACAAGCTGCGCGTGAACTATTACGGCGAAACGGCGGTGGCCGGCTCGCAAATCCGTTTTTATCAGCGCGGCTTCCTGTGCGGCGGAGCATCTGATCCGCTGGATATGAGTGTTCACGCCAACGAGCAGTGGCTGAAAGCGTATATCGCACAGCAGTGGTTCAGCCTTCTGCTGGCCACCCGCGGTGTTCCGGCCAACAAAGACGGTGAGGCACAGGCGCTGATGGTGATTGCCGGTGCAGTTACCAAAGCGCTGGATAACGGCACTATTCTGGCCGGTAAGAACCTGACAGAAGTACAGAAAATCGCAGTGGCAGATGCCTCCGGTGATGATCTGGCCTGGCACGATGTGCAGGACAAAGGTTACTGGTATGACGCGAAAATCACCGAAAACACCGGCAAAAACGGTCTGCCGGAGTATGTCATGAAATACGTGCTGATTTACGGCAAAGGCGACTGGGTCCGTAAAGTCGAAGGCTCACATAACTTAGTGTAAGTAAGGAAGAAAAATATGATTGAAGTATCAGCAACCGGTCTCGCGCTGGTGGTGAAAGCCAGCAAAACCTTTCCGTCAGGTATTCTTATCACCGCCTTTGCGGATGATGCGGATCCGCTGGATCTCCCGCCGACCGAGATTGTTAAAACAGGCGTCGATATCAACGGTAACCTGCTGAGCTGGTCAGCACCGGCACCGCAGACGGTCACAATTAACGTGCCGGCGGGCAGTGAGGAAGATCAGAACCTGGCTATCCTGCTGGACGCCAATACGGCGAAAAGAGGCCGCCGCGCCGCTGGGGATAATATCACGATGGTTGCCTCTTACGGCAACGGTTCGACCACCACCGCACGTAACGGCCGTATCACCAACGGCAGCCGCGGAAGCTCTGTCGCCGGTGCGGGCCGTCTGAAATCCAAACAGTACACATTTGTATTCCAGGATTTTGATTTTACACGTAATCGTTAATTCTGAGCGGGCGAAAGCCCGCTTTTTTTACGGGAAAGAAATATGCTGATCAAACCTAAAGAAGTGGCGGTAAAAGATGCCGATGGTGTTGAGAAAACATTCATTATCAGCCGTCTTCCGGCAATTACCGGGCGGGAAATTCTCGCCAAATATCCGCTGTCCAATGCGCCGAAAATCGGTGACTACGAAGTCAGTAAAGATGCCATGCTGAAAATGATGGCCTATGTGTGCGTGCCGGTCAGTGGTGAAGAGATCCCGCTGAAGACACAGGCTCTGATTGATAACCATGTGCCGGACGGGGAATCGCTGATCCGCCTTGAGCTGGAAATGCTGAAGTACAACACCAGTTTTTTCGGCAAAGGCGGGAGCCAAGGTTTCCTCCCCTCCCTGCTCAGCAGGGCAGGCAGTTCACTCCCGTCGGTTATAAAAACGCTGATAGCTTCTTTGCAGTCATCATCAGCGAAAAACTCGCCACCCTCAGCGAACTCAAAACCTCAGTAGATCTGGAGGAGGCACTGGATCTGTGGGAAATCGCCATTACCAACAGATATAACGAAGCGCTGGCCGCTTTAAAGGATAGATAATGTCTCTGACGGAAACCTTTGTTCAGTTAATTGAATCTGATATCAGTCAGACAAACGGCGCACTTGATAATCTCCGGCGTTCCACGGATGACATCGTTGACGATATAAAACAGGCGCAGCAAAACACGCTGACGTTCGGCAGCCTGCTGAAAGAGATGTGGCCGTGGCAGGAGCAGGTAAGCGGCGGACAGTATATTGAGTTTGAGAGTAATGCCGGGGAAGTGACAAAACAGACCGGTGAAATGAGTACGAAACTGAGTGCCATTGTGACCTCGCTGGTGCAGTTTACCGGCGGGGAATCTGACGCCGTGTTTAAGGCGCTGAAGCAGAATTATGATGACCTGCAGAACAGCATCTCTGAAACCCGGCGTACCGGTGAGGCGGCAGCGGCGGCAGAAATAAGTGCCCAGAAAAAAGTACAGAGCGCTCTCCGTGATTCGGATGCCGCCTGGCAAAGTGCATTTGATAACGTTGCGGCACTGGCGGAAAAATCCCTCAATTTCGCCGGTATTTCAACGACAATCACCGGACTTATCAGTGATGCGACAGCCCGCGCCGCTGAAATTGAATCCATTGATAAACTGGGCAGAGAAATCAATATCACCACGCAGGATGTGGATGCGTTTTCCGGCTCGGTTGCTGCTCTCGGCGGAACACGCAGTGCCGCACAGGCCGATTTATCCGCAATGGCAAAAGCATTCGGTTTTGCCGGCGATTCGATGGAAAAGGTGTTACAGACTGCGGATAAAGTGCAGGGCATGTCATTCAGTGAGGCCAAAAAGACACTCGGCGGACTGGGTGTTGAGGATAACGGCACTGTTGAGATGCTGATGAAAGGGCGGGAAGAGTTATCCCGGATGATGGAAACACAGAAAGACTATGGCGGTATCACCCGCGAGAGTATTGAGCAATCCATCAGTTTTAACAATGCCATGCTGAGCCTGGAACAATCCGCCGGTCTCCTGAAAAACAGTCTGATGGGTATGCTGATCCCGGCGCTGGCTCAGGGGCTGGACTGGCTGGAAAAAATCGTTGTTTTTGCGAAAGAAAACAAAAATTTTGTCACCGGCTTTTTTATCGCGGTGGCCGCCGTCGTGACAGGCAAATATGTTCACGCTATGAAACTGGCACAGATCAGTACATGGACCGCCATGCTGCCGGTTATGGCGGTGGTGGCGGGGATCCTTCTGCTGGCGGCGGTTTTTGCGCTGGTGTATGACGACATCATGAATTTCATCGACGGTAACGACTCGATGATCGGACGGATACTCGACAGCTATCCGGGACTGAAAGCGGTCATTCTCACGGTGTGGGAGGCGTTTGTCGTCCTGTTTGACTTCATTATGTCGGTGATTGGCGTTGTGGCGGATATTGTCGTCGCGGCTTACAACACCATGAACACGGCACTCAATGAGTTTATTGACTGGCTGACTGCCAGTATTCAGGGGGTGATGGCCTGGGGCGCTGAATTTGAAGCGGTCTTTGATACCGTGTCAGATGCGGTTGTCGGTATCTTCACATGGCTGTGGGAGCAGATTGAAGAGATCCTCGGCTGGATCAGTAAAGGGATGGATCTGGTCAAAGAGGGCTGGAGTACAGTGAAAGGCTGGGTCGGTATGGGGGATTCGGCAGAGATTGAACAGAACGTTAACCGTACCGTGACCACGAAGGGCAAACTGGAGTACAGCATCCCGGAAACCCCGTCTCTCAGTGAAGAGGAAACACTGAAACTTGCCGGACAAATCACCGGCCATGTCACCACGCTGGCGGCTAACCCGATGGCATCCCTGACCAGCGGAACGATCAGTAATCAGTCTGCGGTCAGCAATGAAAATATTATCTCTGTCGGTGAGATCAGTATCGTTGCCAAAGACGGTGATCCGCAGACTATTGCGGCGGATATCGTTGAGGTGCTGCGGCAGCACATCGAAAATATGGGACATGAATATAATTCGGGGATGGAGAAATGATAACAGAAGTCAAAATCTTTGATGTGAACTCATTTGCCACGCTGTTTGATTCAGCAAGCCCGGTAAAACTGACAGTCTCTGATACCCATAAAGCCACATCGTTTCAGGTGGAATCCGGTGAAACCCGCAGTGATCATGTCGTGGTTAATGCGGTAACTATCAGTATGGATTTAATGCTCACCGGCGAAACAGAAGATGAGTTTAAGGCAATGCAGCAGGCGTATGACTATCACAAGCTGGTGTGTATTCAGACCAGGGTGAGAGCCTACGGGCCGATGCTGATCACCTCTTTTACCCATGATGAAAATCCGGAAATGGCTGATGGTCTCAGCCTCTCGCTGACCTTTACCGAGTGGCGGGTGATTGAACCGGAATACGGCGAACTACCGCCGCGCAAGGTGGTGAAGAAAAAACAGAGCAGCACAGTGAACAGCGGCAAAGTGCAGGCTCAGACGGCGGCACCGCCACCGGCGAAAAAAAGTTCTGTTGCCGTAAAACTTGCCGGCGGGGCTGCCGGTAAACCGGGGGGCAAATGAAAATTATACCACTGAATACCGTGCCGAATCAGCGCCTGCGGGTCACGCTGAATGAACAGGAATGGGAACTGACAATCAAAACCGCGCACGGAGTGATGTGCTGTGATATCCGCTGCGATGATGAGATTGTTGTGCAGGGGATGCGGATGCTGCCGGAGCAGCCGCTGATCCCGTACCGCTATCTTACGTCAGGCCGCAATTTTACGTTACTGACCGGCGGGGACGCATTGCCCTGGTGGGAACAGTTCGGAAAAACACAGACACTGGTCTGGCGGGGGGATGATGATTGACTTACGCAGGATCCGCTGCGCCATCGAGGTTAACGGTCGTCTGCAATGGTATGAGGGCATGCGTATGCATGCTTCGGGCACGAAATACGCCAATCCGTTACAGAATGACTGTTCATTCAGCATTGATGGCCTGAATACACAAACCCGCAACATGCTGCTGACGGAAACCAGTCCCTTTACGGAGAGCAAAACACCACACCGGATCATTCTGGAAGCCGGGCGGCGCAGTACCGGCGTATTCCGCATCTTTACCGGCGATATTGTCAGCGCGGAAATTGCGTCACCGCCGGATGTGACACTGACGCTGAAAGCCAAAACCGGCAATGCCGGCACCCGCGATATTGTGACTTCCGGGGGGCAGGCGATGTCAAAAATGAGTGAGATCGCTGCAAAAATCGCAAAAGACTGCCATGTTTCACTGGATTTCCAGGCGACCGATAAAAATGTCGCTAACTGGTATTTTTGCGGTCCCGCGCTGAAGCAGATTGAGCGGCTGCAGGACGCCGGGAATGTGAAAGCCTTTATTGATGACGATGTGCTGTATGTGAAAGACAGGGATAAAGCGCTGTCCGGCAAACTGCGTATTCTGAGTCAGAAAACCGGCATGATCGGGATCCCGAAAGCGACAGAGAAAGGGCTTGAAGTGTCATATCTGATCGACGGTGAATCCTGCCTCGGCGGTATGCTGCGGCTGAACAGCAAATTCAACCCTTCGCTGAACGGGGATTACATCATCGAGCAGCTGAAATTCGATATCGCCTCACATGAGGATGCCTTTTTTTATACGGCAACCTGCAAACGGGCCTGACGACACGGGCAAAACCATGAATAAACCTAATAGTGATATGGCCAGTGACGGCAGTCTGGCCGGGCAGTTTGCGGCTGCGTTCCGCAGTCTGCTGATGAATATTGACGACATGCTGCCGGCCACGGTGGTCAGTTATGACGACACCAGTAACCGGGCCGTGGTGAAACCGCTGGTGATGATGGTGACGACCGCCGGAAAGAAAGTCGGGCGCGGTGCGCTGGCTAATATACCGGTGTTTCGTTTCGGCGGCGGTGGTTTTTTTATCCGCATGCCGGTAAAACCGGGGGATTTCGGCTGGCTGAAAGCCAATGACCGGGATATCAGCCTGATTTTCCAGCGCGGCGGACTGGAAGACGAACCCAATACCGCACGTCTGCACACATTCAGTGATGCCATGTTTTTTCCCGATACACTCAAAGGCTGGGTAATCGACGGCAAAAATACGGATGCCCTGGTGGTGCAGTCTGCGGATGGTGCTGTGTGTTTATCGCTGCACGGGGACAAAGCCGTATTGGATACGCCGTTGTTTGAGGTTAATGCACCGGAAACCATTTATGCCGGGAATGTGACCATTAATGGTAATCACGCTGTGAATGGTGACAGTAATGCGGCGGGCGGCACCCTGAAACATAACGGCAAAGACATCGGTTCAACCCACAAACACAGCGGTATTCAGCGCGGACATGAGGATTCAGGAGAACCGCTATGATGACATTTGATGTCAGTGAAAATAATGATCTGTTCACCGGGGGAGACGGTAATCTCGCCATCGCCCGCGATGAACAGGCAGTAAAAAACAGCTGTGCTCAGTATATCAAAGCACTGCGCGGCGAAATGCTGCATAAGCAGGACAAGGGCATTCCGTATTGGAAAACCACGTTCGGACGGCAGGCGGATCTGCCGGTGTTTGAAACCGCATTCCGTGAACGGATAGGGGAGATCCCGCAGGTCACAGAAGTGATTTCATTCGCGGCCGTCCTGAAAGATAACAATCTGAGCTATACCGCTGTTTTACAAACTGAATACGGGAGTATCAGGTTAAATGGCTGAATATAACTATATTACCTCATCCGGCGTGATTATCCCGGATACTGCTGAGCAGCGCACAGCCGTTGAAAATGAGTTTAAGGCGGTGTTTGGTCAGGATCTGGATATTTCGCCGGAAACCCCGCAGGGGGTGCTGATCACGATGGAAACAGAGAATCGTGATGCCATTGTGCGTAATAATGCGGAACTGGCAAATCAGATAAACCCGGATCTTGCCGGAGGCGTGTTTCTGGATGCTATCTGGGCACTGATGGGAGGGGAGCGCCGGGATGCCACCCGCTCGATTCTGACGCAGGTACAGTTCGGCGGTGTGCCGGGCACTATCATTCCGAAAGGGGCACAGGCAGAAACACTGGCCGGTGACACGTTTTTCACCACAAAATCGCTGATTATCGGTAAAAACGGGACTGTCAGCGGCGATATGCGTGCAGTTGAAACCGGTCCCGTGGAGTGTCCGGCCGGGCAGATGATGACGGTGGCCAGTTCTGTTCTCGGATGGGAGACGGTGACTAACCCGACCGGTGCGGTTACCGGCCGGATTGCGGAGTCTGATTTACAGTCCCGCCGCCGCCGTAAACTGACACTGGCAAAAAATACGGTCAGTGTCGGTGAGGCCATGACTTCCGCGTTGTATGAACTGGAAGGTGTCCGCTCTCTGGCATACCGGGAAAATTATACCAATACCCCGATGGCAGCGGACGGTATCACGCTTGTACCGCACAGTGTGTATGTCTGCGTCGAGGGCGGGGAGAGTCAGGAAATTGCTGCCGCACTGCTGCGGACCAAAACCATCGGTGCCGCCTATAACGGCAGTGAGGAGGTTGAGGTGACGGAGCCGGTCAGCGGGCAGGTTTACACGGTAAAATTCGATCGCGCAAAAGAAGTGGTGCTGTTTTGTCGTGTGACGGTCAAAAAAACCGCCCTGGATGCACAAACGCTTATCCCGGCGGCGGTGGAAGCCTGGGCAAACGGCGATACCGGGGGAGATGGCGGGCTGGTGGCCGGGCGGGAAGTTTCACCGTTTGAGATTTCTGCCGGCATTAACGCCGCTGAGCCGCGGCTGTTTATCACCCGTATTGAATTATCCGCAGACGGCACACACTGGTCACCGGATATTTATCCGGTAAAACTGACGGAAGTTGCCAAAATTAACCGCAGTGCGGTTCAGGTGGTGTTTGTATGACAGACTCCATCCAGTCGTTTTCATTTCATTCAGATCTGCTGCGGGCACTGTTATGGCAGTACGAAGAGGCGGAAAACCTGAAAGCGCTGGCCCGCCATAAATCGGACTGGTTTGAGCGGGCGACCGTCAGCTTCTGGCAGAACTGGTACAACGATGTGTTTAATATCGATACCGCCACTGATTTTGGCCTCGGTATCTGGGCGCGGATCCTGGATGTGCCGCTCGGGGTGGATATTCCGCCGCATGATAAAACAAAAATCGGTACCGGTTTTGGTAATAAAAAGGCTAATTTCAGGGCGAATTTCCGGCGTAACAGTGATTACACACTGTCACTGACACAGGAACAAAAACGGCTGATTATCCGTATGCGTTATTTCAATCTGACGCAAAGCCCGACTGTCAGCAATATTAATGAATTCCTTGAACGGTTCTTCGGCAATAAAGACAGCAGGGTATTTGTGCTCGATCCGCTGGATATGACCTATCTGTATTACGTGTTTAATTTTAATCCGGATGAACGCCTGCGCGTTCTGCTGGAGAACTTCGATCTTATGCCGCGCCCGTCCGGTGTCGGCGTCAAATACCGGATTGTGACCAAAAAAGCCTTTGGTCATGGTGAAAACCGGAAAAACTTCCTGAGCAGTAACTTCGGAGCATAAAACGTATGACTAAATTATTTAAAGTCCCCTTTGCAACACAAGGGGACCGCGCTGCTATTCCTGATGAAGTCCGGGCCGATGGCGCGGTTTCCTATACCCAGGGTTACGGGTATGACTACGAGCGGGACCAGGCCACAGATCCGGCTGCCAAAGATATTGAACGTGAGAAGATGAACAGCCTGTTCCACGATATCACGGAAGCGGTCGGCGAAATGCAGTCCTTCGGAGTGCCGGTCTGGCAGGAGGCCGGTAAACCGTATGCTGTCCGCAGTATTGTGTACCACAAAAATAAAACCTGGCAGTCAAAAATTGAAAATAACACCACCGAACCGGTTGCCGGAACGGCATGGGCAGAACTGAAAGCAGATTTGACCGCCGGAGAGGTGGGCGCTTACAGCAAAGGTGAGTCTGATCAGAAATTCCAGCCTGCGGGTAATTATCTGCCGGAAGGTTACAGTTATTCCAAAGCGGAATCTGATACTAATTTCCAACCGAAAGGTAATTATGCCCCGGCCGGTAATTACGCTTTAAAAACCGATGTTTATACCAAAACAGAAGGTGATGGCCGTTATCAGCCGAAAGGGAATTATCAGCCTGCGGGGGAATATGCACTGAATGCGGATCTGAATAAAAAGGTGGATAAAACTGCGGTTGTGCAGAATACCGGCAATTCATCCACATCAGTCATGAGTCAGAATGCTGTAACGGAAGCACTGAAAAACGCGGTAAATATTGATACAATTTATCCTGTCGGTGTCGTTATTTGGTTTGCGCAAAATAAAAACCCGAATGACTTATTTCCGGGAACATCCTGGTCCTATATCGGTGAAAATAAAACAATCCGGCTGGCAAACAGCAGCGGCAGTAATGTGCTGACCAGCGGCGGCAGTGATAATATTACATTAACCGCTGCCCATTTACCGGCACACAGCCATAGTTTCTCCGGAACTACATCGAGTTTTGATTACGGGACGAAGACTACTAATAATACTGGTGGACATACTCATACCTATACATTACTTAATTATAATACCAACAGGGGATATGATGTAGGTGGCAACTCTAACTCAGGTTGGGATACCAAAACAACTTCGAATGCTGGAGCACATACGCATTTTGTTGCAATTGGCGCACATAGCCATAGTTTTTCCGGCACAACAGGAAATACAGGCAGTGGCTCATTAATTTCAGTCGTCAACGCTTACATTACATTAATGGGCTGGTACAGAACTAAATGA